AGAATAGAATCTTATTTAGCATTATTTCAACAATATAATTTACCTTTAGTACCATTATTATCAAAAAGTGGAGGACTTCACTGTTATCTATTTCTTGAAGAACCTATTCCAACAATAGATTTAATTGAAGCATTAAAATCTTTTCTACTTCCATTAGGATTGGATCCTGATACGGAAATTTTTCCTAAGCAGAAAGAATTAAAGGAAGATGAAAAAGGAGAAATTAAACCAGGTAACTTTATTAATTTACCTTATTATAATAATGGGGAAACAAATCGATATGCTGTAGATAAGAATAATTCTAAACTATCTTTAGAGCAATTTATAGAAGTAGCAAATCAATTAAAAATAGATAAAGAAAATTTACAGAAACTAGTAGATGAAACTTATCAAAATATTTTAAAAGGAACTAATATTGAGTTTGAAGATGGACCACCATGTTTGGCTCTTTGTTCTAAGAGAAAACTAGATGATGGTAGAGACCGTTTTATGTATAATTATATGGTCTTTGCTAAAAAGAAATATAAAGAAAAGTGGCCAGATCATGTATCTAACGCAAACTATAATTATTTAGAAACACCTTGGGATAGATCAAAACTAGATTCTAAAATTAAAGCATGGTCTAAGGAGACAGCAGGACATACTTGTTATGAGGATCCAATACAAAGTAAATGTATGAGGACTCTTTGTTATACAAGGCCATATGGAGTTAAGTCTGATAGTATAACTTCTTTTCCTGAAATAACTGATTTTCAAATCATAATGTATTCAGAACCTGAATATAGGTTTAACATATCTTTACCAGATGGATCAAAGGGAGAGATTTCTGCTTCTAATACGAAGACAATGACAGAACAAAAAGATTTACTAAGATTGATTTGGGAACAAACAGGAATTTATCACGAGCCTTTAAAACCAAAAGACTTTAGAGCTAAACTAACAGAACTTAGACAAAACTGTCAAACCATAACACCACCAGAAGGAACAGGTATAGATGATTTATTGAGAGAAGAATTATTTCAATATTGTGTTAATGGTCCACAAGCACAAGAAAGAATTCAAATTAAGAATGGGTCTTGTCTAACAGAAGATGGGTTTCATTATTTTCAATGGAAATCTTTTTTATCACATCTGGGAAATGGATGGAAAACACCTCATGAAAAAATTGCTCAGAAATTAAAAGAAAAGTGCCAAGTTAAATTTGGTCATTATATAAAGATAGAAGGTAAAGCTGTTAGTGTATGCAAAGTTAAACAACTTCACATAGATAAAATAGAATACAAACCTGTAGATAAAAAAGGAAGCAACTATTAATGCGTTATAAAGTTATTGGCCCACCAGGTACGGGCAAAACAAGAAGACTATTAAACGAAGTACATAAATATGTAAAAAATGGCACGCCTTTAAATAAAATTGGATACTTTGCTTTTACTAGAAAAGCTGCAAACGAAGCAAGAGACAGGTATCTAGATGTAAACACACACTTAACTAAAAAAGATATTAAATATTTTCAAACTTTACACTCATTAGCTTTTAATTGTTTGGGATTAAAAGAAGAAAACGTTATGCAAGATTTAAATTATAAGGCTATTGGAGAAAAATGTGGAATACAGGTTAAGTATGCAGCTTATGAATCTAATACATGGAACGGTATTTTTTCGTCAAACAGTGAATATTTAACATTAATCAATTTAGCTAGATCAAAACAAATCACAGCTTTAGAACAATTTGATCGTAATGAACATTTAGGAAAACTAGAAAGATATAAGGTAGAGGCTATAGCAAAAGAAATAAAAGATTATAAAAAAGTTTATGGGCTCATTGACTATCATGACATGTTGGAGAATTTTTTAGAGAGAGGAAAGTCTCCAAAGTTTGATGTTATTTTTGTAGATGAAGCTCAAGACCTATCAAAGATACAATGGTCCATTATTAATAAACTTGAGAAAGATAATGATATGGATATATGGGTGGCAGGTGATGATGATCAAGCTATTTTTGGTTGGGCAGGAGCTGATGTTGATTCTTTTATTAATTGGAAAGCAGAACCTATTCCTTTAACACAATCAGAACGAGTTCCAAGTCAGATACAAAGTAAAGCGTTAGGTATTATTAATAGAGTTGAAGAAAACAGAATTACAAAAGATTATTTACCAAAAAAAGAAAAAGGTGAAATATATCAACGATACAAACTAAGTGAAATTGATCTTTCTAAAGGAGACTGGTTAATATTAACAAGAACTAACCCATTATTAAAACCTATACCTGCTTTTTTAAAAAGAAAAGGATTCTTTTTTCAAACTGCAGATGGAAAAAGTATGGGTAAAGCACTTTTTGAAGATGTTCAAAATTGGAATAGACTCAAGAAGGGAGAGACACTCCCCGAGATTCAGGAGACAAGGGTCAGGGAAAGAATAAAAGAAAAGAAATTAACTATAAATGAAGAATGGTATGACGCTTTTACAAATGTAGCGGACACCAAGAAAGAATATTTAAGATCAATGCTTATGAATGGAGAAGATTTATCTAAAGAACCTAGAATAAAAGTATCTACCATTCATGGAGCAAAAGGTGGTGAAGCTACGAATGTAGTTTTATTTTTAAATCAGACTTCCAATACAATGAAGGCTTCCAAAAAATCAAAAGGCAAACAAGATGAAGAGTATAGGGTTTGGTATGTAGGGGTAACAAGAACCATAAAAAATTTATATTTAATTAAATGCAATAACAAACAAAAGGAGTTTAGTATATGAGCGCATATAAAAAGCAGATCGGTGGATCTCACTACAAAAATTTTCGTATTCAGCCGAGCAAGTTTATAAACGACAATAAGTTGCTTTTTGCGGAGGGGAATGCTATAAAATACATCTGTAGGCATTCTGCAAAAAATGGAAAGCAAGACTTGGAAAAAGCTAAACATTATATTGATATGATAATAGAAAGAGACTATGTTTAAAGCGCAAACAGAATGGGCCAAGCCTGAAGAGTTTCCAGATTTACGTCAAGCAGATACAATAGCAATAGATTTAGAAACATATGATCCAGATTTAAAATCAAAAGGATCAGGTTCAATTGTTGGCAGAGGTAAAGTTGTAGGCATAGCAATTGCAACAGATGGATACTCTGGATACTTCCCTTTTGATCACAAAGGTGGAGGAAACCTTGAAAAAAGTAAAGTAATTGAATGGTTTAAGGACGTTTGTGCATGTCCTGCTGATAAAATTTTTCACAATGCAATGTACGATGTATGTTGGATTAGAGCGATGGGAATAAAAATAAATGGAAACATTTATGACACCATGATCGCAGCATCATTAGTAAATGAAAATAGATTTAGATTTGATCTTGGCTCTTTGGGTTGGGATTATGTTGGTAGAGGTAAAAACGAAAAAGAATTAGTAGAAGCAGCAAATGAATGGGGAGTTGATCCCAAAGCTGACATGTGGATGTTACCGTCCATGTATGTTGGTAACTATGCTGAACGAGATGCGGAGCTTACTTTAGATTTATGGAAAGTCATGCAGAAAGAAATAAGCGACCAGGATCTAGGGTCTATCTTTGAATTAGAAACAGATTTATTTCCGTGTTTAGTTGATATGAAATTTAAAGGGGTTCGTGTGGATGTCGAAGCCGCTCATAAATTGAAACAACAGTTATGTACAGAAGAAAAACAATTGTTATCAGAAGTAACCAAAGAGACAGGAATAGAATGTCAAATATGGGCAGCAAGATCGATTGCCAAAGTTTTTGACAAATTAAAACTGTCTTATGACCGCACTGAAAAGACAAAGTCTCCTTCATTTACAAAAAATTTCCTTTCTGAACATAATCATCCTCTAGTTAAGAAAATAGCAAAAGCCAGAGAAATAAACAAGGCTCATACAACATTTATTGATACTATTATTAGATATGAACATAAAGGTAGAATCCATGCGGATATTAACCAGATAAGATCTGACCAAGGTGGTACCGTTACTGGAAGATTCTCATATTCTAATCCAAATTTACAACAAATTCCCGCTCGTAATAAAGACTTAGGTCCACTGATTCGATCCCTTTTCATACCAGAATCAGGTTGCGAGTGGGGATGCTTTGACTACAGTCAACAAGAACCTAGACTTGTAGTTCACTATGCATCCTTAGATCAAGATACAAGTGTGTTTGGAGTGAAAGACGCTTACGAAGAAAATGTTAAATCAGATTTTCATCAAACCGTAGCTGACATGGCTCAAATACCTAGAACACAAGCTAAAACAATTAATTTAGGATTGTTCTATGGAATGGGTAAAGGTAAACTTCAAGCTGAGCTCGGTGTGTCAAAAGAAAAAGCGGAAGAACTATTTCAACAATATCACTATAGAGTTCCTTTTGTTAAAAGATTAATGAACTCTGTATCTAATAGAGCACAAAAAAGTGGACAGATAAGAACTTTACTTGGTAGATTGTGCCGGTTTCATCTATGGGAACCAAATTTATTTGGTATGCATAAAGCACTTCCTCATGAAGAAGCTCTTAGAGAACATGGTCCAGGTATTAGAAGAGCTTATACTTACAAAGCATTAAATAAATTAATTCAAGGTTCAGCTGCCGATATGACAAAGAAAGCTATGCTGGATTTATATAGAGAAGGAATTATTCCTCATATTCAAATTCATGATGAACTAGACATTTCTGTAGAATCTGATAGTCAAGCAAAAAAAATTATTGAGATTATGGAGAATGCTGTTAAACTAGAGATCCCTAACAAAGTTGATTATGAATCTGGCAAAAATTGGGGAGATATTTATGGGTAATTATTATGGCTTATTTAAACGCAAATATTCCTGCAACTTATGCACAGATAAGGAGAGAATATTTATATGATCTCAAAGAACACCATGGAGAAGTTGAAGACTGTATTATCTTTGGCATGGCATCAATTACAGGGCGTCCTATACTCTTTCATGCAATTATGGAAAATGGTGCTGTCTTCTATCGTCTCCCAATATCTGCCTTCATTCAAAGAGGTTTTGACCCAGAAGAAGTTCCTAGATATAGACTTGATGAGTTGGAGCTTTGGAATTGTTTCAGTTATTATCCTTCTATTACTTCTTTCGATATTCTAGACGGCACAAGAGGCAAATATTTCGGAAAAGACAAGAAAACACACTCAGGATTATATCTTTTTACAGTTGACTGGGCACACCCAGAGAGTAATATAGTAGATACCGATCATTCGGAAATTCCGCACGAACATAAGTGCGCACACATAATGGCCTTAGATGATGGTAATTATGCGGCTCAGCCAAACAATCGTATAATCTGGAACATTCCTTCTTTCACAGTTAAGGATGAAATTCCTGACTGGAAAGTTCAAACAAGTGAATGGAATGTTGAAGATACAGGTAAGTGGAAAACAGAAGATACCGATAAATTCTTCTATAAAATTGAGGAGACAAAAAATGATTAAAAGATGGATTATAAGACCCTTAAGAAAACTTTGGGATAAAATTATTAGTCAATTTAATAAATAAGGAAAACCAATGACATATAAATGTAAAGATTGCAGCTGTAAATGTCATTGTGGTCAAGAACTACATGCTGACGTTTACGGAGTATGCACATGCGATAACTGTAGCTGTGGTAGAAAAAAAGAAGAAGTTGTAGACGACACTCAAGAATGTGACGTATGTCAATAGGAGGCCACGTGAACTATAAATTTACATTAATATTATTAATATTAATAGCACTACTAACGGTTCTTGGTGCACCTGTTGTACAAGGAGCAAATAATCAAACAAATGTTAGTGGTTCCAACACAAGTATTGAAGGTGGGTATACCGGAGGAGCTACAACTTACGAATCAGGTAGCTCATCAAGTACAACTACAAATAGTACTAGTAATAGTAATATAAGATCCGCACCTCCGACTGCGGGGGCGCCCTCATATAATTCTATGACACAAGATGTTTGTGCCGTAGGAGCTTCTGTAGGAGTTCAAACTTTTGGTGTTGGAGTGTCTGGTGGAAAACACTTTATAGATAAGAATTGTGAAAGATTAAAACTAGCAAGAATTTTAAATGATTTTGGCATGAAAGTGGCAGCTGTGGCAATATTGTGTCAAGATGAAAGAGTGTTTGAATCTATGATTCAAGCAGGAACTCCTTGCCCTATTGATGGAAAAATAGGTAAAGATGCATTAGTTCTTTGGAATAAATATCAATTTGAAAGACCTGATTTCTCGGCATACGTGAAACGTATGAAAAAGCGTGAAAAGATAGATGGCGTTCCTAAAGCAAATCCTGTAAAAGCTAAGGATAAAGTAAAAATCAAAAAAATAAAAGAAACTAAATAATGAAAACACTAATAATATCGTTAGCTTTATTAAGTATGCTTAGTGCATGTGCAATAGGACCTAAATGTACATATACACAAGAAGGAACTAAGGTTAAATCATGGTTCTGGGTTTATAAAGATAAACCAGCAGACTTAGATAAAGAGAATTGTAATTGATACAAAAAATTAAAAACGTCATAATCACATTTGCGTTAGTATGGCTAATGGGTTCTTGTATTATTTTTAAAGCAAGAGGCGAAAATGATACTGCAACATCAACCAATATACTACCTAACGCGGGTACAACATCCTCTAGTATGGATAACCATAACTTAGATGGTGTTAACTCAGGCACAGGAAACTTATCAAACAACTCAACCCATAATGGATTTACTATAACTTGCGGTACAACAATTGATGGTTATTGTGGTAAAGCATTTAATGGGGAATTAGAGTCAAGTAGAGATATGAAAGTATCTGCAAGCGATACTTTAGTCGGAGTAACAGGTACTGAATCTGGTACAACATACACTGCTACACAAAAAAAATTAGATGGCGGGATAATATTAAACTCTTATTTCACAGTTCAAAACTGTGAGGATGGATCAAGTTCTTTTAGCTGTGGTCATTCCTCAGGGGCTGATGACAGTTATGTCCTT